ACGGAGGATGTCCGAGAAGGTCTGGGTTTCGTACATGCGCTTCTGGTCGTTCGATAGGCGCGTAACCACAAAGGGGTAGTCGTCATAGCCGTTAAGGAGTTCGTGTTTGGCGAAGCCTTCTGTGGTTGGGTGGAAGACCGTACAGTAGATGCCCTCAGAGCCATCCTCCTCGTCAATCAAACGCTGGTAGCCATACACCACCATAACAAGGTCATTGTCGTCCGTGATAGGCAAGCGGTCAATTGTCTTGAGCTTCTCGCCGTCGAGATACATGGAATCTTTACCACGAAGTCGTTCAATAGCGTTCTCAACCCAACCAGCATCCCAGCCTTCGGAGGTTACTTTTTTCTCAAGCTCCTGAGATGTTAGGAATGTGCGCCAGAATACATACGGAGCGCGTTGAGGATCAGTCACATACGATGGGAAAAGAACCTCGCCATCGGGGGCGCATGAGTAAACTACTGGGCAATCTACCGATGTACGAGGGACAGAGACTTCAGCCAAGCCCTTCTGACGAAGATCCATAATGGCTTTTTTTGCACGCTTTGACGATAGGTCGGGGAATGCCGTCTGGAGCATGCCCAACACCATCTCGTCATCAGCACCACTAACAATAAGTTCCGCTAGATCGGGGGAGACTTGTGCAATTTCCTCGATGGATACCTGTTGCAAATATGTCCTTTTTTCACGCTTCCATCCGACATATGACACCATCAACCCCTTCTCTAGCAGATAATTAGCACCCAATTCCATCTGTTGACGGAAGTTTGGGATGTATGTGGAGCGCATCCATTTAAGGAACCCAGACACCATTGAAGCCCGTGGCATAGATGCCATCGAAGTTGGGAACGCCTTAATGTGGGAACGCTGCAATGCTTGGTCTAGAATGGCCACAAATGCGTCGATACGCTCCCCGACGACATTGACCTCGATATCACTTGCCCCCTGCCAAGGGAAGGCATTTGCGCCCTGTTTACGAAGGTCGTCAGATTTCCCTTCCCAAAGGTTACGGCGGTCATCGTATGAGCGCAAGCAGGCCTCAAAGTATTCCTCTAAATCAATAAGGCACTTGTCGTAGGCATCAGCCAACGCCATGACATTAGGGCCGTCCTCGGCGTAGATCATCGACTCTTCTTGCTCTTCTGTTGGTGCGCTCATGATGGCATATATTCGTAGAACTGCTCGCCTACTTCTGGGCGTATCATAACAACTTTTATAGGTTTGCCAACTAGTTTGTGCGAAACCCTAGGTGGAGCCTTAACTGGGACTGCTTCACCATCCATGCGAACCATTACCCAACTAGGGTTTGGGCATTTGCGGATTACTAAATAATCACCCTCATAGGTGGTGTCATCTTGAGGTTCCACGGGGGAATCAAGGGTTTCTGGCTTAGCTTTTGGTGGGCGACCGCGCTTTGCTGCTTTCTTAGTTGGTGCTGTTTTCATGGTTTAGTTTAGATTTCATGTATCGAATCGCGTGTTCAAGAGTTTCAATCTCCTCCGTAAGTCTAGGGGTTTTCCCATATTCTTCCATTTTTGCCCTCTTGAGATACGCTTCTTTTAAGCAATCGATGATAAGTTCCTCGGCAACTATCGGTTTGTTTTGAGTCTTCATAGCTTGTTAGTAGCCTCCCGCTCCTTGTCTTGTAGCAAGATTTCTGGTTTCGTCAACATGATCTATTCCAGCAATGGCGGCGTAACGCAGAACATCGACTGGATCTTTCCATGCTTCCTTTAGCCCCCCGTCACCCGTGTATTCCGACAACGCTTGGATAATGTTTTCACACTCGGAAGAGACATAGAAATGCGGTCGGTTGACCGAATCTGCAGGTCTAGTGGTATCCCATGACATCTTGCCAATAAGTGCCTGTAGTCCATCGTCGATGTCTAACCCTGGAGCTGGAATGCAAACCATGCCGGCATCGTTCAAATCCTCAATGATAGAGGATGCCCCATCCGCAGACTGGTATTTTGCCGCTCCAAGCCGAGGGTCAATCAGTCTCTCAAAGATCTTTTCGTCACCTTCCAGTTCGGCAATCAAATCCATGTAGTCACGGATACCAAAGCCCTGCCCCTTAGCCCCTTGTCCTGGCATCCACTTACCACCCTTCCATTCAGCCCAGTCGCCTACATCGACACCCGGCCACTCACGATATACCCAAAATGTGCCAGACGCATCCACAGCAATCCAAGCCATAAACCAATTCTTCGCACCCGCTGGGTCAATAATCTGATAGCGAGTAACATTCGTAGTTGGGATCTCTGATGGCTGGACAACATTGACTTCTTTATTGAACTTGGGAAACTTGGTGGCGTGGGACTTAACTGGAACCCCGTACGCGCGAATTAGGATCTCCTCCCGAGGCCTTCCAACTAGGGTCTCCTTGATTCGCTCGTAGCCACCGAAAGGGTTGTCCTTGCTGTGGAAGTAGTGTACGCTGGCATTTCGCTTCTTACTCCGTTGGACATAGGGTACAAGCTCGCCGTTGAGCAGCTCAGCCTCGACGCTCTGGACGCTTGTAGCACCATCTAAGTATTCCTTAATCACCTCAGTCCACCCGTCAATCGGAGTGAATGTCACCAGCATCTTGGAGTTGCGGGTAGCAAGACGGAAACGCAGGGTGTCAATAAGCTCGTTACCAAGTAAGTACTCGTCGAGCCATACTCCGATGTTGTGCCACTGGGGGTCACGGCTACCAAGCTCCGCACCTTCTAGGATAGTTGGGTTATTCTGATACTGAGAGTAGGTCTTAAAGATGATCTGCGAAGCATTAGGCAAGATTAACGAGTTATCCGTGAACCCGTTCTTCTTCGTGTACGAGATGTAAGCGTTAGCCGAGGTTTGCTTTGTCCTCATCTCATGCGGCAACCAGTTCCACACCGCGCTTTGTTGCTGGCGAATGCTGACCTCCGAGGTCTGAGCGAAACAGAAGATCTCCGATTTTGGGTTTTCGATGGCAGCCTTGACTACGCAGTAAGAACCCCACGCAGTTTTTCCCGAGTTGTGATGGGGGACTCCAGCTACAATGTAGTTGTTGTAGATTGGAACATGGAAATCCCAGACATAATCCTCTCGGAGGTAATTGATCTTGACAACTCGGCGGGAATAGATAGGGTGTCGGTATGCCGAAGCACAACTCAATAACTTACCCAATAGATCAAATACGCTTTTGGATTGCTGAAGGATGGACTCAAGCGAATATCTCGGAAAAGCTGGCAAAGGAGCTAGATCCACGTGTGACCCCGAAGCTGATTTACAAGGTTTGCAAAAAGCACGGTATACAATGCCAGCGGACAGGTCCACGAAGCGGCGAAGGACATCCCGAATGGAAAGGTGGCAGGATCGTGAACAAGGACGGGTACATTGAGCTTTATTGCCCGAACCACCCAAACGCTCGCAAGCACACGCGCTATATCCTTGAGCATCGTCTAATGATGGAGAAACATCTTGGTCGGTATTTGACCCGCACGGAAGTTGTTCACCACAAGAACGGAGTGAAAGACGATAATCGCATTGAGAATCTTGAACTTTTTGAGAGCAATGCTCGCCATCTTGAGGCGACTCTAAAGGGTTGCGTTCCGAACTGGACTGAGGATGGTAAGCGCAGAATGGGCTTGAAAGCTCGTCGTTCAGCTTGATATCTCCAACTGGCATCCACCCCAATTTGTGAAGGACAAGGTGCGATTTTGAGCATCGGAATGATTCTCCGTTATCCAGAATAACTTCGTAAATTCCCTGCTTATCCTTCCTAAAGGATGGTTGTGCTTTGGCTATAACTACTTTTTCACCATCCCAAGCGTGTACATGGAAATCGCTATTTAGGCTCATTACGCACTTACTGCGCTTTAGCACTGGGTCATAAATCTCTTGCTCTGGGGCAAGACACCGATTTCCCCCGAGTGCCAGAACCTCAGAGACTTGCGCTAGTTGCTCTTCAGCTTTCTCCCAATGCGGAAGCCTAAACCCGTATCGGAATGGATCTTTTTCAGCGTTCTCGATGGCCTCGTGATAGATCCGATGAAGCTCAATGAGATCATCTGGCTCCATCAAGGCTACCTCGTCATCGCTGGGAGGCTGAAGGATTGGATGTTTGCGCCACTGCATTAGTTCGTTTTATACGCACCAGTCTCCATTAGGATATCTTTGATGTGATACACGCTATCACACTCCTCGCATCCAAATGTATCCTCCTCCGCTGGGAAAGATCCTCTATTCCCGTCAACAAAGTGAAGCTCTCGACGCTTCTTGCAATGCTTACATACGCCAATGAAGGGCTTGACGAACTTCTCTAGCACCACATTCCAAATCTTAGCGTCAAACTTCTCCGCCAGATACGAAGCGTAAACGCTGGTGTGGCACTTGTGCTGAACGCCGTCATGCTCGACCATGTAGTGGCGAACAAGGTTGCCTCCATCCTTAGCGTAATCAGCGTATCTTGATTCTGGTTCTTTAATCATTGGCATGCCCGTTCAAAAAATGTGCTTCAGCTTGATCAATAACACTCTCAATCGAGTTACCCTTAAACACTAAAATTCCATCTACCTCACCTAGACAGACACAATTAGATGGATTCCCAACATGGAACGCCCATTTATATTCAATGTGGTCACTATCATGCCTATAAAGCATTGATTCTTTTTCTCCATCTATTGAAGCAAGAAGGCTATCAATTCTTTCATCTATCGTTTTTGTATTCATTGTTTTATTCAATTACTTCAGCCTCTACCGCTTGAGCTTTGACTTTATTAGCAATCCTAGACTTGGCTTCCGCAATCATCTTGGCAGCATCGTCAATAGACGGCCCCTTGCGATGCTCAACAATGGTACTCGCCATACCAGAGAGCTGTCCAGCCTTATCGGTCATAATGCCAATAGTCAACGCCAATCGGTCTGGGGAGATTGCCTTGAGCTGGTCTGGATCACGGCTCAGTTGTTCGGCCTTCTCGAACAACAGGTCGGTGTACTCAGCCGCAGCAATGGCGTAGCGTTTAGAGAACTCCTTACGCTTTGACTCCAGCGTGTCGTTATGCCTCCACTCCAGCGCACGGACGGTCTCATGCGTCACCCTGCACTTCTTGGCAATAGCATTAATACGCCCACCCTGCGCCAGCATCCAGAGAATCTGCGCCGCCACATTAGGGTTGTAGTTCTCGATAGTGTTCCGAGGGAATTGCTTAGCCCTTTCCTTGACCTCAAGGAAGAACTCTTTCATCGCCTCTTTACTATCAATCGCTGATAGGTCTTCGTCGCTCATTTGGTCTTCTTGCCGTTTTTAACCTTAACGGCCCCAGAGTGCAACTCTTTTTTGAGCTTATTCTGTTGCGTCGAGGAAAGCGGAGAACCCTTGCTGAGCAGGTAGCCTACTTGCTTTTTACTTTTGGTCTTCATTTCTTCTGTAGGATTCTGATGTCGCGCACAACTTCCGGCGTGGCAATTCCCTTCTTCATGAACATTTTAAGAACCGAGTCTGGTTCTTGGTTTTTCTGCATCTGCTTCCAGATGTATCTAGCCCTAGTCCCATCACTAGTGCTAAGTGCTTTTACCAGCTTGTCTTTATCACCAATGTTCAGCCTGTCATCAATAAGGCGTTGTTTGTGGTGGCTTGCCAACGACTTGCCCTTGTTTGGATCTTGCTTAGCAATCTCACGAATCCTTGCTTCAAGGTCTTTTCTTGGGAGAGTAGAAATCTCATCATAAGCATCTGTGATTGTATCACGCTTAATTTTGGGCGCATCAAGAACCTCCCCATCAAGAGCCGCAAGGGAAATCTCGCTACCAAATCCATTCTCTCGAAGCATCCCTGCAATCTTGCCTTCATCAAGCCCAATTGTCCGCAAGTTACTTACATGGCGGTTTAGGGATTGAAGATTGTCTCTGTATGACTGGTTACTTTGATTGTAGACTTCATCAAACTCCTGTTGGCTCATCTTGCCATCTTCAACACGAAACCTTGCTGACGCGATATTTGATCGTTCAGTATTAAGATTGTCATTTAAAGATCTAGCCCTAAACCCAAATCCTTTATCTATTGTTGTGTCATTAAAACGAAGTCCAAGCAGTCTTTGAGCAGTTTGACCTACTGGTCTTGTTTTTGACTTTTCTATTTCATTGACGAAACCAGGAGTTAGCAACTCACCAACAAAAAACTTTCCTTTATCCAGAATCTTTGTGGACGGGTCTTCAGCCGTAGTTATTTTGCGTTCTCTTTCAAAATCGTAATTGTTAAGAGCTTGGGTAAGGGCGTTCATTGTGAACGACCCCTCTCCAAGAATATCTTCGCTAATGCCTTCGACTCCGTACTTTAAACCTTCTCCGAATGGCCGTCCATTAAATCCCGCCATAAACGGTCCAACAAATTGTTGTTGAGGGATTAAGTAAGATGTGTTCATCCACCTTACGTCACCAGTCTTTGGATCTGATGTGATAAACAATGGACGCTTTTCAGCATATTCCGGCAAAACTGTTTCGCGCAGTGCTCGGTTCTTTTCCCTAGTGGTTCCAAGGAACTCCATTGTTTTTTCTATGGTCATTGCACTTGTTCCGTAGACAACAGCAAGGGATGCCATTTTTTTGATGGCCTCATCTCTAATTGCTTTTTGATTTGCCTCCACCCCAAACTTCCCAGATAGCTCTTGGGCGTAGGAACCATCGAGCATCTTCTTAATCAGCTTTCCTTGGTTGTACTGATTGCGAGCCAGTTCAACAGTAAATGTTGCAAATTGGCCAAACGGAACACCATATCTTGAAAGGGTCTTAAAGTTTCTATTTACAAAGTCGTAGTTTTGGAATGTATTATTTGTAAACTCGGCGGACTGCTTTTCAATCAAATCAAGCGGCGCATTAGGGAATTGCCTAGTGAGCTGTAACTCGTAATTCTTTGCAGTAGCAAGCCTGTTAATAACATCGAAAGAACTATATAATTTCCCAAATGGGTCTATTACCTTTTGTGCAGATTTGCCGATTGATCCGGATTGCAACCCAGCTTGTATGTCAGAAAATGTCAGACCCTGTGGAATAATCCCAAGTTCTTTTTTCCTTTTGAACTCGTCCAAATCAACATTGGAAAGTTTTTTGGCTATCGACTCAAATTGAGCGGCAGCAAATTTGCCACCCTGTTTGAAGTCTTTAAATGGATTCATGCCCATTCCAGCTATGTTTACTGGGCCATAAATATAATTGGACGCAAAGGAGACTGGGTTAAATACAGTCTTTGCTGCCTTCGAGGCAGATACCGATGTTTGCCACAAGTCTTTTGCGGTTTTTTCAGCAAAGTCCATTGCGGCATTATCAGTTCCATTCGCGTACAAATGATTGATTGCTACCTGTAATTCTGGCGGCCCATAAAGTTCTTCTTCTCCAATCCTTGCGTTACCCCTCCGCAGCTTGATCGGCTGAAGTCCCTCTACTCCTTCTCCAGCAAACTTCGCAATCCCCATGTCCCTAAAAATGTTAGAGATCTGGTTGTCAGCTTTATCATACGCCACAAGCCTAGACAGCTTTGACATAGTCTCGCTAATCTTTTCACCTGGCGTTGTATACTCACCAAGATACTTTCTTAACGCTGGAGATAAGTCTTTCTTTTCCTTTAGGATTCCGGCATTCTGGGAGTATATCCAATTGTGCAGCTCATCTGGATTACTGGCTTTTTTTGCGTTCAGGTCAGCTATGTACCTTTCCGCATCCGCCCTGCTCATTGGAGGAAGATCAATCTCAGAGCCGTAATTAGGGTTGTCAACCTCAAGCCTGTTGCCCTGAGCATCAGTTTTACGGATAAATTTACGCTCATCTATTCCAATGCGAGGCTGCGTTGTTAAGTCGTTAAGTAACTCTTGGGACGATTGTTTAGATGGAGAGTAGTTGGCATCTCCAAAGAAAGCGTAAGATCTAGTAAGGTAATCACCTTCGTTCTTGCTTCCCTCAATGTACTTGGCAAGAAGGTCTGGCATCTTCCTTTGCCCGTTGTAGTGCATCTCAAGAAGTCCATCTTGATACTCAGCAATGTACTTTCTGGCTTGAGAAAGATCAGCAGCAAGAGACTCAAGCTCCTTGGGAACCTTGGGGGCTTTACCTGTGATGTACTCCAACGCAAACTGCTGGACTGCGGTTGGATCGGAAGACTTGGCAATAGCGTCATTTACCCTAGATCCAAGAATTCCTCCTACCTCGCGGCCAGTAGAAGCAATGTTAGCTGCGTCACGCATTGCTTGAGCTGCTTCTTTTCCAACGACTTTGGTTGGAGCGATGTTAGCCTTTGCGGTTTGCCCAAGAGTTCCAATAAACTCTTTCAAGTTGTCCTTAGTTAAAAAGTCTTTGGGGTCTACATCTTGAGTCAGTGCATCAACATAAGAAACCGCCCCGCTATCTCCACGATTGACTAAGTTATTAAGTTCTTTTGGGGATTTTCCAGCAAACTTCCTCAAAATGGGTATCATTTTCTGCTGTGACAATCCAAGCCCAGCCCCAAGTGTTCCAGCCAATGCCGCAGGCCCAACAAGTTCTCCAGCACTAGGCAGTTCGCCAGTTTCATAAAGCTCTTCAGCGGCGATCCATGCGGGGGCCGCGACAGCACCAATAGCAGCATTAGTTGCAACGGGGCGTTTAGCTAATGCCTCAGATGCTTTAATTAATGCTTGTGGCCCTTTTGTAATCTTACTTCCTGGAATAAGGTTTATCAATGACGACACAGCGGTTCTGCCCCAGTTGATTGAATCACGGCCCTCAATTTTTTGAGCCGCAATACTTCCAACCGCCCCACCACCAGTGGCACTTGTGGCATATCCAATTCCCATTCCAATTGGAACTGTTATAAATTCCTCTGGAAGAACGGTAAACGGTGGCACTTGTCCTATGCCAGCAGCAATAGCACCACCTGCTAGTGTGCCAGCAACCTTTGAGCTTTCTGCAATTCCGATCTCCGCTAGAAGCCCAGCACCTATTTGCATAAGTGAAGGTTCTTTCTCTGGGTTCTTCTCTGCTTCTTTAACCCTAGAATTAAGCTCCTTATTTACAGATTCCTGCGTTCGCTCAGCAGTAACCGGTATTGCAACTCCATCAATATCAACGATTGGCTGAACACCCTGTGCTTCTTTATCAAGGTTCTCTGCTACTTGCTCGTTTTGTTTTTTCTGAGCAAGCCACTCCTCTGGAGACAGCGTGGCTTCTTTCTCTTGCTTTTGCTTTAGCCATTCTTCTGGACTCATTTGGAGTTGTTTTTATTTGTTTTGAGCTTTAATGTATTCGTCCCATTCTTGATCGGAAAATCCCTTTGGCCTATTGAATGTTTTCCCATTTACATCGATAGACGATGGAAGTTCAGTTTTTGGCGTTTCTGTTAAAGGTTGATTACCTCGCTCACCAAAAACATCTGGCAGATCAGTCTTGGTGAACACACCCATTAGTCCTTTGCCTCCAGCGGCGTTCATTAAAATAACGGCCTCTTCATCATTTCCAGACTTATATGCCTCTGATGCTTTACGCATGGTAATTTGTTTTTCCTCCATGCTTGTAGGTGCGGTTTGAACAGCTTGAGCGTAAACTTCTGGTTGGGCTACAACCCCCTCAACTGGAGCTACTTGGTATTGTTGGCTTGGCTCAAGTGGAATACTGGACACTATCGGAACGCCAGCTCCTGCAAACTGTTCCTGTTGCTTTGATGCGTTCTTCTGATACATCGAATTAAATACATCAGAGTTGATTGCGCCCTTGCTTACAGGCTGCCCACCCATGTATCTCGTGCCAGACTTAGTACCCACCTGAACTTGAACCCCTCCTTCAAGATCTACTATCTTCTTTTCTTCTTCGGTTTGGATTGCGAGAGACTTGTCGATAAAAGATGAAACTTTCGCGAGTTGCTCACTAGCTTTCTTCGTGTCATTCTTTGCAACAAGCGACGACAGCCTAGAAAGATCAGAGTTAGGAAGATCAATCCCGCGCTCATCAGCAAGAGCAATAGAGTCTTGAATACGCATCGCAAGCTCATCAGAACTGTATTCTGGGGGTTTTTCTTTCTCGCTTACCTTTGGTGTAGGAACAGACGCTTTCTTTTGAAAAGCGAATAATTGAGAAACATTGCCAGAAAATGCTTTGCCATTTTTGTTTACAATTGCGTTTCTAATTTGATTTTCAAATAAGTCCGCTTGATCGTTATACCCATTAGTCCGCATCAATTTGATAGCCGTTTCCGCTTGCGCAACGGTCGACTTTATATTTGAGTTTGGTGAAAGAAGGCTTTGAAGTGATTCCATAATTTTAATAATTAAAATACAACTCCGGACGCGCTATCTCCATCACCACCCCCGCCGCCACCTTG